CTGCCTGTTTGCATATAACCACTAACAGCAATAGCAGAACCTTTGTGGAAATTGTCAGAAATTACTTCTGCTGTCTTGCCAAATGCCACACAATTTATAAAGTATGAAGTTTTTTCTTTGGTTCTAGCTGGTACACCTAACGTAAATTTTGCAACTCCTAAACCTGTAACTGGTATAAACTTTAAGTCAACGTCTTTACATAGGTGACCTATTAAATTAACACTATTCATTTTCTTCCTCCTCCAAAACATAAATTCTTTCTTGTTGCCACATTGCTACAACACCATTCAATTTTTCTGCTAAATATTCAACAGCTTCTAGTGTTCTACATTTGTCAAATAAATTGTCAATTGAAACTGTAACGTCTACAATGTCCATAGACAAATTAAAATTATTTTTTTTTACAACTATTCATTAAAATTCCTCCTCTACTGGTTTTATTCCTAAATCACTTCTAGCTGGTATGTCCTGTAATTCTGGGAATATAATTTCTTCCTGTATTGCATAGGCTATATTCCATAGTGCAGCTCTTAAATGTGCTTCGTCATGTTGTCCTCTTAGGTAACAGGAAAGGTGTCTTATACCAGAGTCTATTAAACAATGAATTGGAATACCTTTTTCTATATTGTTTTCACCATATTTGAGACTTCCAAGTTCACAATGTCGTGCAAGTTCGTCTATTGCAACCCATGGTAACAAGTCATAACGACCTTTACCAATACCTATGTCTCTAACTGCACCAGAAGGAAATTCCCTTCTTTTCCCAGAGTCTTTAATTTCCATTTTAATACCCCCTTAAACTTTTCTATGAACTTTCATAACTCTTCTTGAACATTGAATTTTATAACTGTCAATTTCTTTGGTATGTTTTCTTTCAAGTAAAACTTTATTAGCTTTTCGTTCCTGTAATAAGTCATAAGTCATTTGAGCTTTCTCTTTATTAGTCATTGTTTTACCTCCTAAAATGGTATAGTCCCTTGGACTTCTCTAGCTTCTAAATTTTCCCAACCGTATATTGTCTCATTTTCCTTTTGTTCATAAATTCTCTTTGACTCTGGTGAGAAAAAATAACCTCTTTCAATGCCTGTAATACCGTAATACCTATTTTTGGTAATCTTAATTGTTGTATTAAATTTAGTATTGTCGTCTAATTTCTTTACCCAAAATTCATTGAAAGCAGAATTTCTAATGTCTCCAGAACCACCAATAACCTCACCTTGTTTGTTAGGGTGTACCACTAAATTTACAATTAAATTATAGGTTTTAACAAATAGTCTTAGTCTGTCAACAAAATTGCTTTGACTCCTAAAAATACCGTCTTTGCTGCTATTAAATTTAATTGTCATTAGGTTGTCTAATACAAAAACTCTGCAATTGTAACGTTTATATGCGTCAAGCATTACTGCTAAAACTTTGTCTTCCTCATTGCTGTTACTGTCATTGTAAAAATACATTTTATTATTCAACCATTTATTTATTCGTGGCATTAATTCAAGTTTTGGCTTATATGAAATACTTGCTGTGTCTTTGTCAATTTCCTTGGTGACGTTTGCAGCTCCTACAGCTTGACTACATAACCAGAGTTTAAAATAACCAGCCATAAGTTCACCACTATAAATGAAAACCTTATAACCCTTGTCAACACAATTTAATAACGTCTGACTTAAAACTGTACTTTTACCAGAACCACGTTCACCAGTCCAAATGTTCAAACTTGGGAATATATACCCACCAGCAAATTTGTCTATTAGAGAAATTCCTGTAAGGCAACGTTCCATTTTAGAAGGGTCAACTATTTGAACTTCTGCCATATTAGTAATTCCTTCTACCTGTTGAAACTTAGCATTTTCTATAACTGTATTTATATACTCTGTACCAAATGTTTGAAGTTCCTCATTTGCGTCTTTAAGTTCATGTTTTACTATTCTGCACTTAAAAATCTTAAATTTAATCAGCAATTCATTTTTTAACTTCTCACCAGCTTCGTCATTGTCAACGTAAAGAACCCATTCTGTAACCTTGTTAATCCAGTCATAACAGTTTTTAATCCAAGTCATGTCATTAGTTCCAGAAGGTATTGAGACTACATTCATTTCGTTAGCTTCCATGACACTTAATGCGTCAACCATTCCTTCTGTGAGAATAACAGGAAGTTTTAAATTAATATTCTGCATATTCCAGAGGACATGCTTACCACCTTTTTCTTTCCATTCCTTCAATTCCATTTTGTTATTGACCATTACAGGCTGTCTTGCTAATCTAATTTTATTCATTACCAACTTGTCCTCTTCCCAAAATTGGAATACTGCAAAACCTCCCTCTAATGCTTTGACGTTTCCATATAAAAGTGTCTGTAAAGTAATACCCCTATTGTAAAAATAATTTATAACTTGGGTTGTAAGCTCTTTAACTCTATATTTTGGTTGAATATATTCTGGAGTTTTGTCATAGGCTATATTATTTTCTTTCAACCATTCCAAGTAATAGTCTGCTTCTTCATTGTATTTTTCAGCTAAGTCTTTAAAAGTACCACCTTCGTTACATTTGCCACGCATACAATGAAAAGTATGTTTTTCTGTATTAATAGAAAAAGTATATTGGTCATGGTGCTGACCACCACCACAAGCAAAACAATATTTAAAGTTTAATTCAGCACCCTTTGCTTTATATTCACCTAAGTATTTATTAGCAAACTCTAATTCATTCATTTGTACCCCCTATACCATTCTGGTTCTTCTCTCTTTACTGGTCTGGTTTAAGTAACCTTCAAATTTTTCACCATTAAATAATGTTGCTGGTCTTAAATACTTTGCCATTATTTCGTCTTCTGACCATTCAGCAACTTTTATGTCTACAACTTTTTTAAAGTCGTCTTCTGTGAAGTCTTCTTTTATTCTGGCTGTAATAATTTTAATAGTAGCTGCTGTTGAAGGTTTAAAACTTTTTCCTGTCTTAGAATTCAAATAGTCAATTATGTTTTTAATGACTTCATTATTATTATTTTTAACAGGAATTTTTTCTATATATATATTCTTTTCCTTATTACCCTTATTGATTGAGTCCTTCGGTGGTTCTTCGGTGGTTCTTTTGCAGTCCTTTTGCTGGTTCATTGAACCTTGGTAAAGCTTGTAGTTGACTATGGTTAGACTGGTTCTTTTAGTTGTGCTGTTTTTGACCAACATTGAGTCAGCAATTAATAATTCTAAAAAATTTCTGACTTTATGTCTTGACCATTTCCATTTGTCAGCTAGAATATGTTCAGAAGTTATTATTTCACCTTCCTTTTGGTTTACTAATTCATAACCAAATTGGAAGGAATGGTCTTTATAACTTGCTAATAATAATAAGTCAAACCATGCACTCCTTTTGTCAAAGGGTTCTTTATTTGTCCATAGCCAATGATTTTGAATTTTTCTGTCTATGTTAATAAAACCCATAAAATCACCTTCTATTTTTCATAGCTTATATTAAACTCACAATTTTGTACTGAATGGTGAATATACATTTCCATAAACAGAAATAAGTCTTGTAAACTCATAAACTCTATAAATTCTGTAACAGGGTATTTGTAGGAGTCTAAACAGACTATAGTTAGCTTATACATTTTCTACCTCCTTATTGTGTTTTAATTTATAACGTTTTCTGTTTTGTTCATTTATTTTCCGTCTATTAGCAGCAACATATTTTCTACCGTAACTTTGAATATATTCTTTATGAGTAAGGTAATAATTTCTAAGGTATACATTTCTAGCTTCTGAATTTTTTACAGACATTTTATTCAACTCCTTTATTTGCTAATTTTTCATAACCTGTACACATTTCGTTGTACTGTTTTTTAGTTAATAATTCTGTTGACTTAACACCGTACTTTTCGCTTATATGGTACTTAACGTCTTCCTGTTTATAACCAGCAACATTAGCTATAGAATAAATTCTTTTTAGTTGTGCAGCTGTTAGTACCCCTTTTTCTTCTTTGTCTGGTTTTATAGAGTCATTGGTCTTGTCTGTGGGTTCTATAATTAGTTCTGGTGGTGTTTCGTCTGCGTCTTTATTGTCGTCTATTAGGAATAAACCATTTAAAGCATATTTTCTGGCATAACTAGAAACTGAACCTGTAATTTGACTACTGTCCATTCCTTTTTTTATTTCTTCTTCTCTGGCATATGCTGTAGTGATTATTGAGTCTGGTGTTTCCATGTCTGTTAATAATGCTGTAGCTTCTATATAGTACCTGTCGTTAATAAACCTAATTTCGTCACTAATAGTTAATAAGACATTTGTTTCTAACAGCAAAGGTTTTAAAGCTTCTAGTACGTCTTCACATGACCTATAAGCATAGTGACCAAAACCATTGTATTGACTCTTAGGTGCTTTAAGTTTTGTCTGTATTTGGAGTAACTTTTCTTTAATATTCAATATTTTTACCTCCTTCATTTTGCAATACCATTTGGCATACCAAGTTTTATATAGCAGCTAGTACAGTAAAAGTGTCCATTCCAAGGGTTATAAGTTCCTTCTTGATTCCTTACATATTGGTCTGGTGTCATATTTTCCTCTATAGCACCTTCTACATATTCGCCAATTTCTTTAGGTAATCTTTTACAGTCACCAGCACACCTTATTTCAAATACCTTATTCATTACTAGCACCTTTTACCTCTACCACCCTACTTGCAAATTTGCCATTGCTAATATTCCTATGGTGTTTCTTATGCTCCGTTATTGACAATAGTTCTAAATTTTCAATGCTATTATTAAGTTTATTACCGTTTTTATGGTGGACTTCTTCTTGTCTTTCTAATTTCCTTCCTAAAAATATTTCCATAACATGTCTATGCTCGTAAACCTTTTCCCCTTCAACGTTAATCATTTTGTACCCCCATTCATTTATAGTAAATCCTCTAATAAAATTATGGTTATTTTTACCTCTAATTCTTATACCACCACATTTGTTAGAGCAACACCTCACACCTTGAATATATTTGCTTGGGTAAAGTTCAAATTCCTTGCCACAAATTATACATATTGCTTTCATTTTTCTACCACTCTGCTACTCCATAAATCTGCAAAATGAAGTAGCATAGAAAGAGTAGTTTCATGGTTTTGGTAAGCATATTTCAAGTCACCGTATAAACCATTGTGGTATAGAATTGCAAAGTTTTCTTCCTCTGTAAGCTCAATGAATTTAGCTGCTAAACCTATGCTTCTAATTTCGTGGGGAACTCCTAGTAATTCCTTATTAACTTCAAATGGTTTCTTGTCAGACACTTTACCAGAAGCTAAATAATTTCTTGCGTACATTGGTTTTCCGTACTGTCCCATTTTGCCTAAGTCATGTAAAATTGCTGTTATTGCTATTTGTTCCTGTGAAATGAATATATTAGTAACTCCAAACATGTCCACTAATTTTTTCATAACGTTATAAACATTTAAACTATGTTCAGCTAGTCCACCTGTTTTACAAAGGTGGTAAGCACTAGAACATGGAGCTGTGAAAAAACCTTCTTCAACCATATAGTCTATTAAGTCTTCAATACCATTTCTTTTAGTATTTCTTAATAAAGTAGTAATTTGTTCTTGCATTTTTAGTTCCCCTTTACAAATTAATTATTTTTCCTGTGGCTTGAATTATTGCAATACGTATTTCTTCATAAGCTCTTATTTTTGCTTCTAAGTTACTTATTATTTGTTCTAATTCCTTTTTTTCTGCCTTTGTGCAACCTTCAAAAGTATTACCCAACATTGTTTCTATTTGACTTTCATTAAAACGTGTAATTGGTAGTCTTGGTACTGGTTTTATAAGTCCACTTGCTTGGTAGTTGTCTATTGTGCGTAATGTGACTTGCAATAATTCTGCCATGTCTTTTCTAGTTAATAATTTGTCCATTAATTTTTACCCCCTTTAAATGTATTAGCAGCAACCAACTTCATTTCTTCTAATGGGACATTGTAAATTTGAGACAACTTTTCAATTTGTAATTTCCCTAAAGTTTTAGTCCCTAACTCATAGGCATAATAGGTTCTACGACAAACTCCTAATTGTTCACATATAAAGTCAGCATTTAAACATAAAATTCTTCTTATTTGTCTTAGGCACAATTCTGTAGTTTTTATTTCCATACTTTACCACCTCCCCTTTGCAATAGACTAATTCTAAAGATTGTTGGTAACATTTACAAACAGCATATTGGCTCGAATAAGGCAGAATTTTCAAATAAATCTTCCACATACTAGATTTCTTTCTTGTTTGCAATGTTTTTCATGTATTTCTACGCATACTGGCAATAAGCGCGCTTTTGTACATTTTTTGCATATAAGTGTTGCAATGCGCATATTATGGGTATATAATTGATTATGAGGTAAAATAAGAATATGGGGTGAGTGAATGAAAATAGCAATGAAGTTAAAGGAATTAAGAATGACTAAAGGATTAACTCAAAGAGAATTTGCTACTGAATTGAGAATTGGTAGTGGTGTCATTTCCGACATTGAGTCTGGAAGAAGAAAACCGTCTAAGAATATAGCAATTGTTTTGTCTAAATATACAAATACGAGTGTCGAGAATTGGTTGTATGAAACTGAAACTAATAATTTTGTAGTCGACAAAGAAGAGTTTACTATATTTAGAGCAGCAATTGAGAAGTTAAAAGAGTCTGGCAATTTGGCTAAAAATGAGTTAAAGAAATCTGACGTTGAATTTATTATTCAGAGTATTAATATGGACTTGAAATTTTTCAATATTGAAAATAAGGAGGAAAAATAAAATGGAATTTATGACATGTAAAGTAGACTACAATGAGAAACGAGGTTCTGTATATTATAAATATGGTTATAAAGAGACTCCAGAAAGTAAACAAAAATATGTGAGTAAAGAAGGTTTTTCAGACACAAAGAAAGGTAGAATAGAAGCTCAAACAGCTATGGAAGCAGCTAAGAGACTGCATTTAAAAGAATTTAGAGAAAGAGAAGTTATTGTCTATAATGGGAAGACATTTAAAGCATTTACAAATGAGTATGCAGAAAGCAGACGTTTTCAAATTAATAGAAGGTCATATATAACCTACACTTCTGTATTCAATAAGTTTGCTGTATTAGACAATATGTTAATGAGTGACATTAAAAAATCTGACATTCAAAACTTAATCGACAAGTTCGACAAAGTAGAAAATTTGCAACCAAGCACAATTAAAAAATATATTACGACATTGAAAACTATGTTTAATTCAGCAGTTATTGACTATGGAATTATTAAAGAAACTCCTATGCTTCGTATAAAAACATTTGCTAAAAAAACGACAAAAGAAAAACGAGCATTGAGTCTTGAAGAAATAGAAACTATATTTGCTAATGTGACAAGTAAAGAATTAGAACTCATATTATTCATTGGTATTTATGCTGGTTTAAGAATAGGAGAAGTTTGTGGTTTGACATGGAATAACATTGACTTTGAAAATTCAGTAATAAATGTTAATCAACAATGGGTTAAAGACGACGACAATAGTCCATGGAAGTTTGGTGCATTGAAGTCTAAAAACTCAAAAAGAAGTATACCAATACCTAAAATTTTATTAGACAAATTTGCGAACTATGACAATACGAAAGGTTATGACAATAATTGTATTTTTGAATATAAAAATGTTCAATTAGCTTCTAATCTTGCCTGTGATTACCTAAGACAATATGGAATAGTTTACCATGAATTGAGACATACATTTGGTACTATGTTAGTTGAAAAATTCCCAATTACTTTAGCAGCAAAACTTTTAGGACATACTCCAGAGGAAACTTTAAGGACTTATGCACATGTTACAGCAGACATGGAAGCAAAATATGTTAAAGAAATGAACGACTTATATAATTTCAATAATGAACCAAATAAAAAATAGTTAGAATTTTTCTAACAAATTTTCTAACAATAAGCAAAGAATGAAGCTATATATAGCAATTCTTTGCTTTAAATATTTCTATTATAAACTTATAGACTGTATTTGGTATGTGTCATTGAAGAGAAGAATACAGCAAAATCAAGGGTTTAAAGGGTATTACAAATTGTCCCAATAGTAATAAAAAGCATATAAAAGAGTCTATTTTCTAACATTTTTCTAACATAGAATGTAGAAGTACAACTAAATAAACTAATTGCACTTCTATTTTTTTCTAACATTTTTATTTATTCAGAGTATTTACATAGTTTCTAGCTGAACTTTGACCAAAATAAAAACTGGCAATCATTAAAAAAACCTGTTCAAAATTCTCTGCACTAATTCTTCCAACAATAACCAAGTAACAATAAACCATAGTAACTAATATTGTAATAATTTTAATCATTAATAAAGTATTTAAACTGTCCATTATATTTTGCCTTCAACAATATAACTGTCAAAACCATACCTCTTTAAACTAGCGACTAATATTTCAGCATTGTTTTTATTAATAAAAGAACCTGTAATAACTTTATACATTACTACAGATTCTTCAACAAATTTTACATTCAAATAGTCACAAGTTCCTCTAGCAATTAATTCAGCTATCTTTTTAATATTAGAAATAATGAGTGTAGCGTCTTCTTTATTGTCATGAAACATTACTTCTGTATAAGCTGCTACTGCCTTAGTCTGTGTTAACTCATATAATGAATAGTTTTCTTTTATACCTTGGTCTACAGTAGTAGTAAATGCTGCTATTCTATTGTATATGTCTGTAGTCAGTTTCTTACCTTCTGTACTGCAATACATTCCTAGAACACCCCTATGAGTTCCGTCACTTGCATTGCTGTGAATACAAAGGTGAATAGTGCATTTGTTTGCGTTACTGTCAGCAGCAGCTTCTTGAAACGTCATTCCTTTCTTAGCTATTACAAAGGGAATATTGCACCTTTGAAACATGACTCCTAGTGCGTCACCAATTTCAAACATTCTGGACATTTCAGAACCATAAGAACCATAGCCTATATTATTAGACTGTTGAGAAGGACTAATATAAACTTTCATAATTTAACTCCTTTCAATTTTACTGTACTGTGTCATTAGCTGCTTGTGCTAATTCTATAATTTGTTTTCTTAAATCTCTTACTGTTGCTTGGTCATTGTTAGCATTAGCTTCATTAATTTGTTTCTGTAACTCATTCATTTTAGTTTGTGTCTTAGTAAATACTGCACTAGCTTTTTCTTCGTCAGTCTGTAGTTCAGAAGGTAAACTTTCTAGTACATTTCTGTCAGTAGCTATTCTAGCTAGTTTAGTTCTGTTGTCATAGTAGTCTGTTACAGCTTGGTTACTAAATACAGGGTCAGCTAAGAATTGTGAAGTTACTGGTTTTAATAATTTTGAACCTATATTCCCACCAGCCATTGTACTTTTTGTTAATGCTGGTTGTCCTACTTGTGCTAAAACTCCTAAATAACTTTTAATTAAATAGTCAATTTTCATAGGGTTTTTAAGCATGTCTGGTAATGGTACGTCTTTAAAAGCTGCACCAAGTCCTTTAGCCAATTCAGTAGTTTGGTCATTAAAAACTAAATATGCACTTCTTTGACCAGCTGTCATAGTAGTAGGAACTATAGTCCTATTTGCAAAATCTTTATTACCTCCTAATGCCAATGTTAATATAGGAGTTGCTAAATTGTTTTCAATAGGGTTATTTGGTGCAAAGTTAGTTGCTATTGTACTCCATATTCCTTTTAGTGGTTCTTTTTCTTTGTCATAAATTCTTTGTGCTCTTTCATAAATTGTACTGAATATAACACCATATTCTCTTGCTTTTGGTATTTTAATAAATGTCTGTCCACCGTCTTTAGGGTTTGGAATACAGAAGTAAGTGTCCTTAATTCTATTGTCTAATGCTTTATAATTAGGGTTATTCATATTAATATAATGAAGTACAGCTGTAGGTGCAGTAATTCCTAGTCCACCTTTTATTAATACTCCTAATGTCTTCTGTGGACTTCCACCAAATTGTCTTATTAATTTGTCCAGTCCTTGTACAGAAGGGTTCAAATAAGGTACAGAAATGTCTAATCTTTTAGTAATTTCTCCACCTCTGCTAAAGTTAGTTGTTACTTCTCCAGAAGCAAATAATGCTTTCTGTACGTCACCAGTCTTTTCAAAAACTCTTTTAAACTCTGCAAATCTTGGTGCTGACTCTGTTAAATTATTAAATTTTTCAGAAGTTGCTCTTACATTCTCTGCTGTAGTTACAAATTTGTTTAATTTCTTAGAACCTGTAATAACTCCTTCTGTGTCTAATGTTAATTGTCTGTGCATAATTTGGTCTGCACTTGTGTATGCTTTATTAGGGTTCAAGAAGTTATTAAATTCACCACCTAATGCTTTATATTGTTCAGCTAAAGGTGTACCTTTAATTAAGTCTTTATAAGCTTCTAGCATACCTGTGAAATGCTTAATAGGGTTCGCTTCACTACCATTTATATATGAAGTGGGGTAATCTCTTAATATATTTCTAACAGCAAAAATAGGGTTGTCTGTAGTAATTAATGCTTTAAATGGTTTACTTAATTTTTGAGCTGCTTTTTCAACCAAATTTAAGTCTGTTAATTTGTTAAAACCTAATATTGCTTGAAGCAATGCTTTACCGTCTTTTTTAAATCTTATATGAACTTGCTTACCATTTTCTAATACAGTAACAACATTATTAACATTAGGGTTTATTAACTCTGTGTCTGGTACTATTTCTGCCATATTGCTTAATTTAGGGTTCGTTCTAATTGCTTCTAAAAGTGACTGTCCAACTTCGTTATGCTTTGCTACTTTAACTGTCTTATTAATTAAATTCATAATATTTTCTATAGGGTTTATAATGTCCCTTTCAGAACCAGTAGTTGGTTTTAAAGTATTACCTGTATTAACTAGACTTCTTCCAGCAGCAGAAACGTTATTTAAACCTTTTTCAATATTGGAAAAACCTCTGTATGTTGGTATATAATTTTTATAGGTTGCTTGAAGTGTTTTCCACAAATCGTCTGAAATAAGACCAGATTTATTTCCCCATTCAGACTCAAAGGTATTTAAGAATTTGGCTAATCTGTCTGCAACAACTTTATATTCTGGGTGTTGTTGTTCTATAATATTTACAGCTTTTAATGACTGTTCTGGTGTAAAATCTGTAAATACATGAACACCTTCTGCTGCTCTGTCTATATTGTGCTTCTGGAATACATAATTAAAAAAGTCCTGTTCTTCTTTAACAGGAATGTCCTTTGCAATATTTTCTAAAGATTCACCAACAACTTTACCTTCCATATTAACTAAATTCTTTCTAATAATTGTATTAACTGTACCACCTATTTTTTTAACATTTGTAGCTAACATATAAGCTTTTTCACCTAGTTTTCTAATTGGTGCGTTAGAGTCTACAAAGTCAGTATATAAATTTTTAAATCTTTGAGTAAAAGAAGTATTTTCTAAATTCTTACTAGAAATAACTTTCTGTATAGAATGTAACCTATTGGTTGCACCTACGGACTGGTTCACTTCTCCAGTAGGTGTAGTTGTTGCTTCTGGTGCTACTACAGGTGTAGGTGTAGGAGTTGGTAAAGGTGTTCCTGTAGTTCCTAATGGTGTAGGTGCTTGTACTGGTGCTGGTGTAGGTGTTGTTGTAGGTGTAGTAATAGGACTTGGTGTTTCTGCTGTTGGCAATGGTGCTGGTTCTGTCCTAATTGCTAAAACTTGTCTATTCCTATTTGCCATAGCTTGAATTTCTGGTGACTGACTTTCTAATGCTTTCTGGTCGTAAACGTCTATAATGTCACCATTTTCATTGACTATATAACGTTTTGCTGTAGTTTCAGCACTTTCTCCAGCTGCAATAGGTGGTGCTGCTTCTATTGGTGTAGGTGCTGCTGGTGCTGCTGGTGTATTTAATTCTGGTTGAATAGGTGTTGTAGGTGTTGCTGGTGTAGGTTCTGCTACTGGTGCTGTGGGTTCTGGAATAGGTGCTGTAGGGTTTTGAAGTTTGTTAGGGTATTCTACACTTCTAATACCATTGACCTCTTTACTTATAGGTTGGTATGTGTCAGAAATTCCAGCAATTCTTCTTAACCAATTCCTAGCAGCAATAGCTCTTACGTCTGTTCTAGTAGACAAATCGTCAGCTAATTTATTTATGTCAATTCCTAGTTCTGGTTTAATTCTAGCAACTTCTTCTGGTGTTAATTTATTCGTCATAAAATGGTTTTGAATTGCCTGTATTGCTTCGTCATAATTTTGTGCAGCTTTTTCACCAGCAACATTCTTTACAGTAAAAGTTCCCCTTACAGGAGTCCTAAGAATTGGTTCTGGTGGTGCTGGTATTTCTGGTCTTGGTTTCATAGTTACAGGAAGTGCTGCATTTAACCTAGCTCCTAATGTTTCTGTTGGTGCAACTACTTTCTGTCCACCATAATTGCCTGTCAAACCATTGCCTGTATTAATTGCTTCTGGTGGTGCTATTGTTGCACCTGTTGGTCTAATAGTATTGCCAGCTCTAATGTCAGCTAACATTTTTTCCATAGTTTGACGTTCTGCTCTTTGTTCTAATGCTGTGGCAACTTTACCACCAACTACGTTATAAGCTTTACCTATAGCTTTACCAACTACAGGCATACCAAGTCCCATTGCTCCACCACTTAAAGCTGCATTTCTAATTTCTGTAGGAGTTCCACCTTCAACAGCTTTTTCACCAGCTGAATATGCACCAAATGTTGCACCACCAGCTAATGACTTACCAAGCAAACTTTTACCTGTCTTTTTAATAACAGCTTCTTCTATTGGTTTTCCTATAATTTTTTCTGCTGCACTTCCAGCACCCATAGGAGAAACATAACCAGCTATATTAGAAGCTCCAGTAATCCATGGGTGCTGTTTCGCTTGGTAATTAAGAAACTCATTATAGTTATTAAAACCAGCTAATTTAAGTCCTTTCTTTTCAGTTTCAGACATTAAATTATTTTGTATTGCTGTTGGTATTCCAAACGCATATGAATTTGCAAACGCATTAAGTCCAGCCTGTGTTGGACTTTTAGCTTCTGCTTTAAATTCTTTTGCAAAGTCTTCTGCTGTATGGTTGCCTGTTCTTATTTTTTTAATCCAGTCTGTTACAGCTCCTGTGTTTGGTGCATATGCTGGTGAAGGTGAAGTATAGTTATTTGAGCTTACAATAGGTGCTGTACTTGCTGTGAAGTCATACTTTGACTTTAAAGTTGGTGCAATAAAATTGTTATACCTAAAAGTATTGTCTTCTTTTGTAGGTGCTGGTTTATAACCAGTTAATGTTGCAGCAAAACCATTGTCAACAAAACCATTTGGACTTGCTGCTATGACTGGGTAAGTCTTTTTCTTTGCCAAGGTAAGAACCTCCTTTCTTAATTGTTATTTCCAAGCATAAGCATTATTTGTAGACACACCAGATTTACCAGTTGTCGTTCCACCCCATGTATAGTTACTCTTAACAATGTCTCTTAATGCTTTATAGTCAATTCCACCAGAAACAATATGTGCAGCATTATTTTTTAAGTATTGGTCAATGTCACCAGCTGTTGCTCTTTTATAAGTTCCATTTGCGTTCATGTGTTTTGGACTGTTACCACTTGCCCATTGGTCAATTTCATTTAGTACACTAGCTGTATTACCTTGTTTCTGTTGTGCCATTTGTTGAGTATAAGTTAAGTCACTTCCACCACCACTAGAACCACCAGAACCACCAGAACTATAGCTTCTTCCACCACCCCCGCCACCACCACTACTACTAGACCTAGAAGCTGCTAATGCTGCGTCTGCTCTAGCATTTTCTACAGCAATTTGTTTCTGTTGTGCTGCAAATACTTTGTCTGTATTTTCTTGTGCTATTTTAGCTGCATTATAAGTCTGTTGTGCCTGTATTAAGGCAGCCATTGTTGAAGAATTAATAGTAGCATTAGACAAAGCTAAAGCATTATTATAAGTAGTACCAGCTTCAACACCTTGTCTTTGATTTTCTGTGTTTGCTAATGCCTGTCCAGCTGCTAAAGTTCCAAGAGAACCTTGTGTTACAGCATTTCTAGTAATTTCGCCTTGGTTCATAGTACCAGAATTGCCTGTTGCAGTATTCTGTCCTCTCTGTGCCATATATTCAGCAAAGTTTTTAGCTGCTACTTGGTTATTTGTGCTTACAGTATTCCTTTGTTTCGCATACTCTGGTTCGATTTTACCTTGTGCTATTGCTAAGTCACTTAATGTTTTACTCTTTGCTGTTTGAAGTCCAATTTGTGCTGCTGTCTGTTGAGCTTTTCCTAGTGCTGTTATTTCTGCTGCTGGGTTATAAACTGCTGTTGCCATATTAAAACACCCCCTTATTTGCCTAATGCTATATAAGTTATTTTGTTTCCAGCTAAAAGACCAGTTAATCCTGTATAACCAAAACTTGCTGTTACTAAATTAGGTACAGTTGCTGCTGCTATTAATACTAAAGACTGCCATATACCATAGGTTGAATACTGAAAAGAAGTTGCGTATAGGACAGTTGTAGGAAATGGGACAACATAATTACAAACAGCTGTTGCTCTGCTTAATGTACTATTAACAACTACTTCTGCACCTAATGTGCCAGTACCAACTTTTAATATTAAACCATTAGCAAATTTCCAAGAAAAGTTTGAATAAGTCCAGTCTGTCTTTTTATACATGGTAGAAACTAATTCATTTATTGCTAAGACCACTATTTTTGCTGTTGTAGTTAAGTTAGCAACAGTACCAATATTAGCGTTGGTTGTAGCAAGTGCTGGTTGGTGAACCATGTCCACAATAGTTGTGTCTGTAGTGTCTAACCTTGTTGAAAGTGAAACATAATTTCTACCGTCAAGTGCATGGTGGGTGTCACCAACTTCTACATTTACATTTGTTAATGAAATGTCGTCTAGTCTGTCTTTAACACTTCCCAATACAGTTTGTACGTCAGTTCCAGCCAATGTTGGAATTGCAACAACAGTTATACTAGCTGCTGGAAGTACGTCTAGTTCTGCTGTTAAAGTTGAATTTATATAAGTTTTAATGTCATTTCCAGCTTTGTCAAATAGAACTTTTACCTGTGTTGCAGTAAGTCCACTTACGTCATTTGGTTCGTCGTCAAGTGCTGTTATATTACTTAGTTCTGTAGTTAATTTTGTTAATGCCATTATAATTTCCCTCCTAATCTTCCTTGCATATTTATTGACAGGACTGTTACTGTTGTTGCTGCGTCTGTTTTACTAAGAATGAATTTAAAATAAATAAAACGTTGTACGTCAATTTCTATTGCAAATGGTTGTGGGTTGTAACTTGTCTGAAAACTAAAGTGGTCAAAATTTATGTGCTTAAAAGTTAAAATATTGAATGAAATTAATTGACTGGCATTTAATACACCACCGTCAACATTGGTTACATAAGCAACATTTAAACTACTTCTGTATGAAGAATTTATAGCAACCCAAGCTCTATTAATATATTTGAGTCTCCATTCTGAACCAAAGTCAAAAAAACCCATTTCCCAAGAAACAGGTATTGCAACTCCATTGTCATTGCGTAAGTCTTCTTCAAACTTTTGAATCTTACCGTCTGCTGTACCAAAATACATTTCTCCACCAATTGTATAGAACATTTTAGCAGCAATATTGTCATATTTATACCAAGTTGAATTTAAGTAATTATATACCCAAACAATAGAACCAATATTACACCAGTATTCTTTTTGTTCTTGCCAATTGTAAGTAACAGCTGTTGTTAAGTCTACTAAATCTAAACTAGCTTTGACTCTTTCACTAATTAAACTAGCATTGGTCTGGTCACGAACCAAAGAAACTTTCCACGCATATATTCCATGGTTCAAGCTATAAGGGTTATTATTTACAACTTGTACTTGGTGAAATGCAGCATTGCCTATGTTGTCATTTAGTTCAAATACAGGAAAACTTACTAGAGTATTACCAGAAACGTCTGTGTCAGCTGAATAATAACTGTACATAGAACCACCGTCTTGTTCAAAGAAAATTTTCTGCCTGTCGTATTGTTTTACAATGTCTGTAATAGCAAATTCACCAGTACCTAAATCGTCAAAACTGTTTGCTTCAAAATATTCTGCACTTGGTACACCGTCAGCTAGTCCAGACCATATACGTCTATTCTTTAAGTTTTGATTACCCCAAAGGAAAACCCTACTGTCAGTCTGACCAGAATATTCCATTTCAAATCTATTATTTCTAACAGACATTGGTGTGCCTGTACCCTTTGTCCACCAAATTTCTACATTAGAAGGTGTGCCTGTTATTGGTGCAGTATTAAAATGAATATAACCTTCTGTTAAATGAACTATATAGTCAGTAGTTTCTGCAACAGTAACACCATTTACTTGTACTAAGTCTATACTTGTTAATGACTGTTCTAGAACATAGAAGTCTTTTGAAGTTCCGTCTGGACTAAATGTTTGTCTTTTCTTGCCTGTTAGTACATTAATCTGTTCATATAGTCTACCTTTACCGTCACCGTCTACCGTACCAACTCCACCAATTGGAAGACATGCTATTGCTAATTTAGGTACATAACCAGCAACAGAAATTGCAGCTCCACCTGTTGTATAAACTAAATATTCAACTCCAGTTAATATATAAAGTTTACCAGAAAATTCAAACATTTCTGTAGGGTAAACACTAAGACCAGTCTTCAAAGCTTTATATAAATAGCCTGTCATTGTTGACTCTGTTAATAAATCACCAGCTAATTCTAGTCCGTCTGGTGCTGCACTTGCTAAAGGTATTGCTGTGGCTATAGCTGACTGAACCCCTATTTCCCACCTGTCAACACCAGCAACAGTAAAGTCATAAGAGACAGTATTTGTTAAGCCTGTTACAGTAAAAGTTGAAGTAGCAGAACTCATAAAGTTATAGTAGGTAGGAGTTCCACCAGTAACACATTTATATATATTGTAATTAGTTTTGTCTGTGTCTGGTATTTGTGTCCATGTTAAAACAACCTGTCCGTCACCAGCTGTAGCAACTAAATTTATTGGCTGTGTTGGTGGCATTATTGTATATAAATTTCCTTCTAAAACGTCTAAGTCAATTTCTGCTGAATGAACACCCCAAGCTGCACCATGACCACCAGAACTTTGAAATTGCCAATTTGTCCATTTGTTATTAGTGAATATTCCAAAAGCAGTAAAAGCATAAGCTGGGTAACTTGTAGCATAACTTGCCAACATAAGAGGACATACTGCACCTATTCCACCTTTTGTACTATGGTATAATTCCTGTGGTTGAGTTGTTAAATTGTCTACACAATTAAATGCTGTGTATAGAATACATTGTCTTCCAGAAAGTTCTTTAAATTTTGCAATGAAAGCAGCAACAAAATCATATGCTTGGTCATTTGTCATAGCTGGGTATATTGCACCATTCTGGTTTTCAAAGTCAAACATTGGCATTATGTCACCTATGTCGTCAGCACTTCCTGTTACAGCAACAATATAATTATAAAAAGTTGTAGCTTGTGTTTCTGCATTAGGAATTGTGCATAACCAACCATGTATAGAGTCATAATAATTTGGGTTATTAAACCATGTAAAACCAATTTTTAAACCAGCTGCCCTAGCTGCTGTAACATGTGCTAATGTGTTTGTAGAATCTACAGACATACCACCATATTTGAAAATTCCCATACCACCAAGTTTTTCAGCTTTTTCTCCAGCTATTGCTGAACTATATAAAGTGGTGTAAGTAATGTCGTCAGTAGAATATTCTATTTTTACATCTTTAAATATTCTTGCGTCAGCATAATATAATTGTAAAACCACATAAGAAATTGACCTTAATGCAGTAAATTCACATTTAATCCATTGTGCATTACTACCAACTATTACATAAGTACCTAAATGACCTGTAGCTGTGTCTCTAATATTTTCTAATGTACCAACGTCTGGAGTTTGACTAGAAGTTAATGTTGCTGTTAAGACTGCGTCTGTACTACCATAAAATGCTTGAAATTCATTAAAAATTGAGGAAACATTTGTATGACTTCCATTACAACTAATTTTCATATATTTACAACTAAAATTAGAAGCATATTGTCCACCAGCTTTCATGTGGACATAGTCACCTTGCGTTTTCATAGTTGCCCAATTTATAGGTGGGTCGTCTGTGTTTGGTGTATATTGGTAATGCGAAATGTCACAACCTTTTACTAAAGGTATTCTGTCTGTAGCACTATAATATTGAAAGTAAAGTGGTGTCTGACTCATTATTTCACCCCCTGTCTTTTAAGCTAAAGTCAGAACTATATTTCCTATGGGTACAGTTAAAGTGTCACCTGTAACTAAAGTTCTTGCTGTAGTTAATGTCCCATAATATAATAAATTACCAGCTGTTAAAGAGTCTCTTATTCCAAAGTGAGTTACTATTCCCCAATTAGCAGTAGAAGTAGGAAAAGTTATTAATGCACTATTAGAAGTGACTCCAAGTGTAGGTGCAATAAATGCAATTGACCTTCTAGCATATGAACCTGTACTAAGTTCAGTTCCTGTGTCAGCTGCTGTAGGTGTTGCTGTATATAGTGCAATATAAACTGTACCAGCTGGAGTATAACCTGTGTTTCTTACAGACTCATTAATTAGTGCCTGTTTTAAATAATTAGACATTGCAGCCATTTAAAATTCCCCCTCTTCAAACTCATATATAATTCCACCAGTAGCAACAATTAATTTACCCTCAAATAAAATCATTCCGTTAATTGCTGTCGTACCAAAATTCAATACTTGCTTATAACCTTCTCTTTGCTTTAACTTTAGTTTAGGTGTTGTTTTAAAATTTCTCATTTTACTAGCTTCACCAAGTTTTAAACCTAACGCACCGTCTACGTCTTCATTAACACCAAGAAATAAATTTATTTCTGCTGGTGCTTGTTGTCTTGGTACACTAATTATTGCCATAAGTCTTCACCCCCAATTAAAACGTCTTCTATATTCTCTACTGAAGAAGGTTGCTTTCTAGTCATTTCTTTTCTTGCTTCCATATACATTTGGTTGAAGAAACTTGAAATTTCTGGGTCTTCCATAAGCAATAAATGTGCAGCTAAAAAATACGTTAAACAATTTGTAGAAGCTGTGTCGTCAATTTGTAAATTCTGTGTCAATGAAGTTATTACAATTGGTACAGGCACATAAATTACTTTTACATTTCCTGTATAATTATAGTCAATATAAAGTTTGTCTTTTCCTTCCCAAGTATAAAACGAATCTTTCTGGTAAGATTGAACAGGTGACTTTTTAACAATTTGTGTAACACTTTTAAAATCACTTGGCATTGTATATTCAACCCATGCTTTAAATACAGGTATTTCTGTAGCTATAAAAGGTTCAGCAAATATTGCAGCATTGCCAATTCTATAAAAAGTATTACCGTCAAATCTTATTCTAGTTTTCGTAGCTCCAGCAGTAGGGACTATAGCACCATGAAAGGGTGTCATTCCTACGACATTGTCAAAACCTATTATAATTATTGTATTCCAAATGTCTGTAAAATCTTCAATTGTTGCGTAACCGTCATAGACTCCACCGTCTACCTCAAAATAATAAGCACTTCCAACTTCTGGACTTTCAAATATTTTTTCATTACCTAAATAATTTTCGTTTAAGTCTAGTTTTAATCCTAGCAAATTTCTAAAGTCATTATGGTAGAACTCATATGTTGAATATAAGTCACCGTCTCTTGCTAAAATATTCTGTGCTATGGTAATAATACTTGGTGCTCTAACTGTATACCTAGCAGTCTTTGCTGCGTCAATAAGTCCTGTATTGCTTCTCTTGTCCATTAAGTCCATTGTATTATTAAAAATTTGTTGAGCTGTTACCAATATTTCCACCTCCATAGAAAAAGAACTCACCTAAATGAGTTCTAAGAATTGTTTTTACTTGCACTATAATTTTGTAATATTTCTGCTGCTGTTAAAGCTCTATTATAAATTCTAACCATTTTCATTTGACCATTAAACTGTCTACTTGCAGCTGAATTATTCCCAATTCTTACGTCATAGGTTGTTGTTGTACAAGTTGCTGTACTAGCTGTAGCAACAATTAAAGCACCATTGTAATAAACAGAAGCATTTGTACCGTCATTTTTTACAGCAATATGAATAAATTCATTTAATGGTACATTGGTTGTTGAATATACTCTAGCTGTTCCAGCAATATAAAGTATTAATTGTCTTGTGGCTGTTAAAGCAACCATAAAACTTTCAGAACCTGTAGTATTCTCTTTATTAATAAAATGTGCTGTTAATGGTTGTTCAATGGTTACTTTTAAAATTGCTTCAATAGTTACATAATTTACGTCAAAACCTGTTGAATGACCACAATTAATAACGTCATTTGAACCGTCAAACATTATACCTTCACTTGCTGTATTGCCACTTGTGGCTGTATTACCAAAATTAGAACATGTACCTGTATTGCCAACACCACTTCTGTCTCTTATTGTTGCTGGTGCTAATGAATTGTCAAAGTCATGTCCGTCAAGCCATAATACAAGTCCACTTTTAACAACCTCTGGAGTAAGTTTATTTGCATTAAACATTTTACCAGCTCCCTGTCCAAGTGCCTTGGTAACTTAGTCCACCGTCATTAGACACTAAATAAATATAGTATACTTTTCCTAGACTCATAGAAGGTGCTACTGAATCTTTCCATGTTATTTTAGAGTCAAATGTTAATACAGCAACAATTTTCATATTAAATCTTAAAGCTATTTCTGTGTCTAATGAACCAACATTTGTTAATGTTATTGTCTTAGCATTTGCGTCTGTATTAGCAATTTTAAATTTCATATAACTTGAAACTACAGGTAATGTATAAACATTTGCAGCACTACATTCTAAGTTTACTAAATTATTGTTTGCTACTTTATTTCTCATAATTTCCTCCTTTAATATGGGTTATAATACAACGAAACAACCATAGTACCACTACCTATAATAGCTTCTGCTATACTAGCACTTATTCTAGTACCAGCTAACATAATTGGTGCACAAATAGGGACTTGTGGTACGTCGCCAAATGGGTTATTTCTGCTTGTTCTTGCCATACTTATTAAAACTTCGTGACCTACTTCACCAGAAAATAATTGTATTTCATATGTCGTTTGGTTGTTTACAATACCTATATTCATAAAATGTATGTCAAATGGTGTTGTAATAGCACCAGAAGGTATAATTTCTGTTTTTGCACCTAATGCCCAAGCTAAAGTACCTGTGGTTAAAGTAACACCAGCTGCAAGTGTTGGGTATACATGTTGAGTTGAATGTAAGTTATTATAAACAGCAATTGTTCTACCATATAATGTGTCTGCTAATGGTGAGTCAAACCTAGTTCCTACGTCTGCACTATAATTAAAAGGCATATTAAATTCCTCCTTTTATAAATAAGTAATTAATTGTACTGTACTAGCTGAATCTGAAACCATAGTCAAATAAGTTGTACATGCAAAGTCATTAGACATTCTTCCTGTCATTTGAATACTTTTACCAAGTGTGTCTGCTAAATATGAAGCGTCATTATAGAATGTTGTACCACTTATATTTTCAAGAATAACGTCTGTTAGTGGCATATTAAACCTTTGCATACCAGCAGACAATTTAGTTGCTGCAATTGTTGTTATTGTAAGTCCTCCAGAAACTTCTTTAATAGTAAGAGTACCTACAGCACGTTTTGAAATGTTACCAAATTCGTCACCTAAAAATGCACCGTAAAATGTCTTCCAATTATTTGTTGCTAGAGTAGAAACTACAGGTGTAGTACCAGTCAATGCAAAAGTTTTTGTTTGTATTACGTCTGCCATGTCTATACCCCAAATGGTAATAAGTTGTGTGTCAGAAGCAGAAGCAGACGTTATTGAAATGCTGTCATTAGCTGGTTGGTTGGTGGTGGGAATTACAGTAACTTCAAATATAGGAATTATAATATTCATTCTTTTTAAGTGCAGTCCAACTTTAAGCCTATTTAAAATTTCTATTGCTATGTCATTTTGTAACATTTCTATTCCTCCTTTGGGTGTTTTTCTCTATAATGAACTAGCAAGTCTCCTTGGTTGTTACATTTGAAATTGCATTTTTTACAATGTCTTTCATTATGAACTTTTACAGGTTCTTCTTCTTTTTTTGTCGTAATTGTCATTGGTGGGACTATATGAGTTTTCTTTTCTAAAGCACTAATTGCCTTTGCGTCTAATTTAATGTTGTCAAAAAAACCTAAAGCTCTACGAATTATATTTTCGTCGTCAGTTAAATATTCCCCTTTTGTGTCGAAAACGAACAGGACTTTTCCTGTCTGGTTACTTTTAATTGCTTGTAATGGTGTACCGTAAAATCTATACATTTTATACCTCCATAAAAAAATAATGGGAAGGAATTACCCTCCCCAATAGAATTAAAGCATTTGGTGACATTTTACATAAGCTGCATGGTCTGTCACTAATTTGTCTGTAGCTGCTGGTGTTAATGTTAAAGCAATTGTTCCAGCATAAGCCATGTTATTACCTGTTTCTACTTCTATAATTACTTCTGTATTTTTAGTTACAGTTCCAGTTTTTACTTTACCAGCCCAAAATGCACCAGCTGCAAAACTATAAGTAATATTACCGTCTGCACCAGAACCAGTACCACCAATTACAATAAGCATTTTAGTACAACCTACTGTTGGTGTAATAGTGAATACTTCTGCTAAAGCATCTGTGTCTGCTGTCGCTAAATTTTTAGTAGTCAAAGCTACTGTATTCAAAGCTAATATTGTTGAATTTACTACTGCTACTGCCATTTTATTTCACTCCTTTTTATTTAAATTATATTGTTGTTGAAGCTGCTGCTTGTGTTGCAACAATTCTAACTAATTCCATAGGTTTAATTACTTTTGCACCAAATACATGGAGTCCGTCACATTGTCCACTAAAAGAAGCTGCAACCATTGGTTGGTAACGTGATTTAACAATTTGTTCTGCATAAACTATTGCATTATAAGAACCAGCAAGACATTGTGTTAAATAAGTTCCTTCTGAACCTGTTGTAACTAAGTTGTTAGTAACGAATATGTCTGTATTTTGGTAGTTAACCCATTCAATACCACCAGAAGTATTGCCAGCACCATTTTTAATCTGGAATTTAACACCAGCAAGTTCCAACTTTTCTTTGTACCATGGGGGTATACAAAGCCAACGTTGGTTAGGTTTTACGTTTACTTCTGCTAATTTTCTAATAACTGTTGAAGTTGTAGAAAGTGCAATTGTTTCGCTAACTATTGCTGTAATGTCTGTACCAGCACTAGCATGTAAACCAAAAATGTATTGGTCTGCTGTATTGAGTAAACCATATGCTGCTTCGTCAACACATGTACCTTTAACGTCAATAACTGACTCAAATGCGTCAATGTCGTCAACATAGAAGGAATAATAATTTGCTTGGTCAATTAATAGTGTAACTCCAGCGTCTGTTAAAGTTTCTGGAACTATACTACCTGTATAAGCATGAATTGTTGGTCGCATTAAACCAGCAAAGGTTACTGTGTCACCCATTTTAGAAATCTGTGAGCTTGTGTCCATTGTACATATTTTCTTAGCAAGTAACTCATTGTCCAATGTCATTAAGAGTTTAGTGCTGACAAGTTTAGGAATTGAATTTAATATTGCCATTGTTTCTCACTCCTTATATTTACTGCATTTTGTAAATTTGTTTTACTTCTTTCCAACGTTTAGCAATGTCTTTAGGGTTCATGGTTTCAATCATTTCTTTAGTCAATGGTTTGTCTGTACTAGCTCCGTTACCAGTAACACTTCCAGTTGAATTTGCTGCATTTTCTAGGTTAGTTGCATTGGTTACATTACCTTTTTCATAGTCAGCAATTCTTGCTTTTAACAAACTGTTTTCATGTTTCTGGTAAGCTTCAACCAGACTTCTACCTTCTTTACCTAAAGAGTTCTGGTATTTCTGTGACATGTCCCATACTTCCTGTGGCAAAACGTCTTTCTCACCGTCAAAGGGTCTTTTATTTTCCTTTTCAAAGTAAGTAAGAAATTCCACATTGTCATTATTTTTGAATTTCTCTTTTTCTTGGTTATTCATATATTCCTGTGCTTTAACAAATACAGGGTTTTTATTCATGTATTCGTCTATAACATTAGGGTCATAACCTTTTTCCTCTAGCTCAATTCTTCGTTGTTCTTCATTTTGTTTCTCTAAAGCAATGTCATATTCTGCCTTAGAATGTATTCCATGACTAACTCCATAAAGTCTTGAATATTCTTCGTCTATACTCTTTGCTGTTTGTTCTTTAAGTCTTTGTGCAAAAGCTTGTGTTTCAGTTACGTCTTTTTTAACACTAGGTTCAGTTGTTCCTTCTAAACCCTCTGGGTTTTCAACCGTAACTTCTGGTTCAGTACCTTCGTTCTCTATTACAGGTGTAGCGACTTCCTCAACATTAGCAGCTACTGTCTCATTTTCTTCCATATTTATTCTCCTTACTTATTTGTTGGCGAGGTTCGCTTTTCTTGCGTTTTGCAGCCATGGTCAATATTATTTTCCAATAAAAAAATACCCTCTATGGGTATTAACAATTCTTAGGTTTTTTAGCTCTGACTTTTCTTGGTACAGCAACTTTTGTTTTTACCTTTGCTACTTTTGACACTTTAGGCATAATAGGCATATTAGACATTTTAGACATACTTTTCATAGCTTTAATATTTTTAACAGGTTTAATTGCTATTTTAATTGCTATTGCCATTTTATTTACCTCCTTTGCCTTTACCCTTTCCTTTGCATTTTCCCATAATTACACCCCCTATTACTATTTATTACCTTTACCAGTTATGCCACCAGTTTTAGGCATTACTATTTTAACTTTTCTAACTGTTGGTATACTAACATTTGGTCTTCCTCCAGCAATTCCACCATTTTTAGGAACTACTATTTTCACTTTTTTAACTGTTGGTGCTAGTATATTAGGTACAGTTCTATTAATAAGACCTTTACCTTTAGGTATTTTTACAGGTTTTATTACTGGTGGTATAATTCCTTTTCTCATTCCAGCCATTATATATTCCTCCTTATTTCTTTTTTTTAGTATGAGTTACTTTAACAGCTTTACCTTTAACTTTGAGTGGTGTATTACCAGCAGAAGCTTCTGCAACACTCATTGAAGGGTTATTCTTGCTTGGAATAGAATGTACTGCTTTAATCCATGCCTGTTCTTTAGCTTTGCTTTTAAAATTAATAGCTTTCTTAGCCATTGTTCATACCTCCTTGTGGTGTACCTTGTGGTGTACCTTGTGGGGTAAGTTGTCCTTGTTTGTCAGCTGCCATTAATTGCATTACAGCTGCTTCATAGTCATTGTCAGTCATAGACTGCAATTTAGCTTGAACCTCTGGTGCTAATGTGTCTACAAAAGCTGCCATGTCTTTATAGTCCATTACTCCCTCTGGTGGTGCTCCTATAGGTGCTCCTTGTTCTGGTGTTCCTTGTGGTGCTGGTGCTGGTGGTTGTCCTTGTGCTGGTGGAGTTGTTCCCCCTTGTTCTGGTGGTAAAGTTCCAGCTGCTTGTTGTGCTTCCATTAACTTGTTTTGTTTATTTATTTCATCAATTAATCCTTGCTTATTCATTACATAACCTTCTGGCATACGTTCAAGTGCCTGTAAAAAAGTAACTTGTCCAGAAGCTAGTAAGGACATAATTGTATTAATTGAAGTTACCTCACTCCACATTAATGAAGCTCCAACTTCTACTTTAAGACTCATAGGTATATTTTTATAATCAGAACCTATAATATTTCCAGCCTTTTTAATTTTGTCTTCTGCATAACCAACTTTTCTTTCTACTTTATATTTATTTTCAATAAAGTCTTCCCAATTCAGCAACAAGTCTTCTACAAATTGGTATAGGTTTGACTTAGGGTTTTCTAATGGTATTGCATTTTGCTGTACATTAGCCATAATAGCTGTACCACTTGCCTGTTCTGGGTTTGCTGCACCTAATGCAGAATCATTAGCTCCATTCAAATCTTTGGTTGTACTAACCATGTCTGAAATAAACCCAAACATGTTAGTATTCATTTGTCCAGCCTGTAATTGCTGTACTGCACCTTCTATATTCCCTTCAACAGCTATAGCTGAACCAATGCTATTATTCCAACCAGCAATTCTTGAAGAATCATAAACTACCTTACCAAAAGCTGTCATTCTCAAATGGTATGCAATGTTGCTGTACATTTGGTTTATAGCAATTTGGTTAGGTACTATTGACGTTCCAGCAGCTTCTCCATGGTATGAATTTTTACGTTTAGTCCAATTACCCCAAGCTATAGGGTAACGAGTTAAACCCATGTCTACCTGTACTGAAATAGGACTAAATTTAGTAGACTTCCTGTATAAAATTTTACCGTCTTTCTTCCACAATTTAATGACATATAAGCATTTGTCAGTAGTACCAGTTGTATTGTCTAACTCAATTTTACCTCTGTCTCCAGCTGCTTCGTTGTAGTCTAAGTCACTATTAATATTCTTATAGTCTGACTCTGAAACACCATTTGACTTTGCTTCGTCTTGCAAATCTTTAACTATAGCTCTACCCATGACTAAAATATATGGTTGTTTCTGAACTCTTCTTTCATTTGGGTTTCCAAACATAATTTCAGAACCGTCTTTAATTTCATTGCATATGTCACCCATAATTTCAGTAGGTTCTCCACCTTTATTAGTACCATAGAATTGTTTAGTCCTTACGTTCTTGTCCCAATAGGTAAAAATACAATAATCACCAGAATTAAAACCGTCTGTTAAACATTCTCTAAGTAAGGTGTCAATTTTATTAACTTCCCAAATATTAGCCACTTTATAATTAAGCATGTCCACCATTTTCTGGACTTCTTCTGCTCCTTTAGCTTCTGAATCATGGTCTTGAATCATAAATACACCTTTAATAGAAGCTGAAAGAATAGAAGCTACTTCATGGTCAGCAATTCTTTTATAAACAGGCATAATAAGTGTAGGTTGTCCTTTAGCTTTTACACCCCTCCATTGGTCATTAGCATAAAAAGCTTCGTTAATGTCTATGGTTTTATAATAGTCTGGTGTAAGTCTTCTGTTATAATTCTTACCATTTTCATATAACTGGTAATCTTCCTGTATGTCATTAATACTATTCATTTACTCACCTTCCTTCTGCTTGTAAGGGTCATAATTCATAATTCCGTCTTCACCAAAGAACCCTTCCTGTACTAAGTCAGCTTCTTTTTTCATATGTTCTATTTCAGCTTCTTTTGCCTGTGTTAATTTATAATCTTTCATAATTGTAATAGGGTTTAAATTAACATTAGGTGCTTCCCCTTTAGACATTTTTATTCCATGTTTAATACCCATTGAATAACTAATTACAAAAATTATAAATATTAGAATAGCAAATAGTAAATCAAAGACTCCTAATAAATAACCCATTTTCAACCTCCACATAGTCTACAAATTTTCTTACTAATTCATTTACAGTAATTTTTCTATTTGGTTTTCGCCACATTTTTTCTTTACAGTAATACATTTCTCTAACAAAACATTCTGGAATAGGTACATGGTCATTTGGGTCTATAACATTATGGTCAATTACTATAGCAATGGTCAGTTTTCCACCACTAGAAGTGTCTTTTACCAACCTTTCGTAAGTTCTTCTTTGACAGTAAGGTAAGTCTTTACCACCATATTTAACTTCTAAGAATACATAAGCTAAGTCATTATATTCAAATAAACCGTCTATGTCAGTTAGGCAAAATTTACCCCCAAGGAATCCTTCAAAGTCATTAAGTTGTCTAGCTCTTTCTATATTCCTCATTAACATTTTGCACCCTCCTAAACATAGTCAATATAACTTCTAGTTGCGTCTTCTGTTTCACCTAACAATGGTTCTGGCATTTCAAAGTCCCAATTGTATTTCTTAGGTTTTATTTTTTTCTTATTAATAAATGTTTTTGCAAATTGACTTAAACCTGTTGTTGCGTCAGCACCGTCGTCATGCTTATTTTTACCAAGCTTCACATAAGAAGTAAGTTGTCTCATATATTTGTCATACTGTGAACCAGCTGCATAATCATTTCTAAAATAAAAGAACTCTTTCACATAACCACTTGCCATTAATATTCTAGTTTCTTTATTAGTGGTTGCCTGTTCTGCAATTACTTGACAGCTGCAATTTTCTAACCGTATAAGCTTTCTAACATTTCTGGCATAACTTTCGCCACCGTTATTAGCTTCTATTTTCATTATTGTACAGTCAGTTTCAAGAATTAATTGAGCTACTTGTGGTTCAGTAACTTCAACCCCATCTTGCGTAAAAATTATGTCTGTAATGTATGTAAAACCTCCATACTTTCTGCCTATTAAACAGCAAAGGTAATCATTACCCTTGTCTGCTGTGTCACAAAAACCAATAAGTCCGTCAGAAGCATGTTTGTCAATTTCTTTCATATTGAACCTGTTGAGTTCTTCAATAGGGTACAATAAACCTTTGCTTTCTATAGGGTTTTGCATAAATTCTGCTTCCCATATGAAGTCTTCAGTCACCTTTTGAATTGCTAAATACTCTTCTGTGGTTTTAATTTCTTCACAAAATGTAGTACCGTCTTCTTTAAGTGCTGGAATACTTATTACCTTTATATTTGGGTTATAGTTTTCTGAATCTTCGTCTGTTAATTTGCCTATAATGTCCTGTCTTGTCCACCTTGTAGCAATATGAATTTCTGGACAATTGCTTTCTAATCTACTTAAATGAGTAGAAGTGTACCAATTCCAGACATTTACAATTGTAGTTTCAGACAAAGCTTCTTCAATATTTTTTAATGAATCGTCTAATATGCTGCATGTCTTACAGCCAAAACCTGTTATTGCACCACCAACACCAGCACAAAAATAACTTGGCTGTGTAAAACCTGTTAAGCTCCATGCACCTACAGCTGCATTGTATTTATTAATACTTACGTCTTCAAAGACATATTGGTATTTTTCAGAAGGTATTATACCGTCACGAATGTCTCTACTGAACTTTTCAGCAAGTGTTGCTGCATAGGAGTTTCTCATTACACTTCCAGAAGGGTCTTTACCTAACAGCCACGCACAAAATAAGCTGACAATGTAGGACTTACCACTTCTAGGAGGTAAACTAATACATAGAATGTGTACTTTACCCTCTGAAACTTCCTGTAATGCGTCTGCAATGGTCTTTAGGTGAGGTTTATTAACACTAAAAAATACCTTGTCGTAATATTGGCAAAAAAAATAGAAATTACTTTTAAGTAATCTCTTCTGCTGCTCCCTTAGAAGCATTAGTCTTTTTTCAATTTCTCTTCTAGTCATTTAATCACCTCATTGCATGACTATTTGGTATTCATATACGAATAAAGGACATTCTGTTTTACGCATACCGTCATTAGGAATAGAACCTAAAGTTTTAAAACAAAACATTAAGTATTCGTCGTTAACTCTGGAAAATTTACAGTTAAAACAGTCTCTAGGGTCAACTTTTTTATAATCTTTATTGTTGTTCAGTTTCTGTCTTTCTTTCTTGTTCAATTTGCCAATTCCACCTTCCACATTTGTTACACTTTACGCAAATTTCACCGTAACTTTCTTCTAAATTCAAGCAACCAAACTCTGCTGAATAATCTAAAAATTCCATTCTAGTCAACTCCATTCAATTCTGTTGAAATTTAATCTATTACTTTTAATTTCTTTAACAGTAGTCTTAATAACTCTGCTGTAAATGACTTATTACTGTCTGTGTCCATTGCTTCTGAATGTGCAACAATTTTTAGCTTCTCAAATGGACTTTCTAAATCGTCACCGTCAATACCTTTTACCTTTACAATGTCTACAGTTCCAAAACCTATGTCAGCACTCCAGTAAATTCTCATTCCACCTTTGTTGTAATTATGACCACCCCAAAAATCAACATTCTCTATTTTAAGTTTTTTAATTACTTGGTTTTCTTCCATAATTAACCCCTTTCTAATTTTTAATAGACATTTCTTCAAAGTCTGCACATTCACCGTCAACAATAACAATGCCTGTTAAGGTACATGCTCCACAATTATTATGTCCACATAAGTCTGCGTCACAACTAGCAACTTTAGTCTTTTCCATATTAGTCTTCACCCAATTCTTTTTCTATTTCAGCAAATGAGTCACCAAATGTTAAACCAACAATTCTAATACCTTCATATGTTTTCAATACTAAATCGTCAGTATAAGCTTTCTTGTAATATGCTAATTTTAAGTCAAAATTTTCTGTTCTATTAATAATAACTTCTGGTTTTTCAAAACCAAACATTTTTATTTTGACTCCTATGTATTTGTGTTCACTATTCTTTGCATAATTAACTGTAGCTTCAAATTTTTCTAATTTACTTAACATTTCTAAACCTTCTTTCATTAATGTATTGGTTTGTCTGGTAAGTTTTTTACTGTACATTTTTCTGTGCAAATACAATAGGGACATAATATAGAACTTTTTTCTCTACATTCACCAACTATATTTATATGTGTAACTATTCTGTCTACCAATACAGACAACCTACCTAATGTAAAATCTAAAGTTACGTCTTTCATAATTAACCTTCTTTCACATAAGTTTATTCTGTGCTTTGAGTTCTTTACATAATGCTTCTAATTCTTCTGTACCTTCGTGACTTAGACAAACACCAGTAAACATATTGTCTTTGTCCATAAACAAAAATAAACAAGCCATGTCAACAGGTAATTCTCTACCACATATTAAACATTTAGACATTATTTACACCTTCTTCATATAACTTTGACTGTAATTTATAACCTTCTAATTCCCATAATTTATTCTTAATTCTTTCAATACAAATCTTTCTACCTATTTCTATGTCAAAATTTGCTGCATCTACACAAGCTGAACTTTCTACAATAATAAAACCATTCTGTAATTGACAAGTTAATACAACACATTTATTAAACCTAACGTCTTCTGTAATATAAGAGTCTTCAAATAAATCATTAATTTGTTTTTGTGTAATGGTATTTTCATTTGGCATAATTAACTTCCTTTCAATTGGTAATTACTTACAGTTTGTAAAATAATTTATAAAATTTTTCTAAAAAATTGGTAGGACTGTTATTGAAAATACTTAGGTATTGTTTCATTTATAAATTCAGTAATATTTCTGCTATGAATATAATTAATATAATTTTATTGTTCATATATGACTCTGTGAATTATTTAAGTCTTCTTCTAAATGGTCTAGTAATTGTTCGTACTTTTCTTCTAGTATTCTTTCTTCTAATAAAGTAATAGCAATGTCTAATGCCTGTTTGAAATAAGTATTGTTTTCTTCTAATGGGTAATTTCTTTTTAATGTTATTACAGCCATTCTTAAATTCATAATGAACCTTCTTTCTAAATTAATTAGTTGGGTTGTTACAGAATATACTTAGGTATTGTTTCAGTTTTCTAAAAATAAATATAATATTTTTTGGTTAATTGCTAATTTATTTGAATGTAAATTGTGAATGTTTATTTGGTATAATTAAATGTTCTAATTAAATGTGAATGTTATTTTATTGGTTCTAATTAAATGGTAATATTATTTATTAAATGGTAAATATTTAATTTATTGCTTCTAATTAAATGGTATATATTTACAGAATGTTATTTTAAAATTCTAATTTTTTCTATGCAGCTTGTCTTGAAAAGACGTCGCCACCCACCCCCCATGTTTACGACCTTGACCTGTTTTTTATTTAATTTATTTGCCAGAGTCTTCCAATTTAATTACTAAAATTTGGTAAAAAAGAATTGGTATACTGTTCTTAAACTGTAATATACTGCCTTATATACTGTATTATTACAGTCTTATTACAGTCTTATATACAGCTCTGCACAGTCTTTATGCTGTATAATAGCAGTCTTAATACAGTCTTTATACTGTTTAATGACAGGTTATATACTGTTTAATGACTGCTTTATATACTGTTTTGAATACAGTCTTTATGCTGCTTATATACTGCTTTTATACTCATATTTCTACCATAGACTTATACAAGTAGTTGTATATGACTCATAGCTTCATTCTAATAACTTGTTAGAAACTTTGTTAGAATTTCCTTCTATAATAGTAAGTTTAGCTATTTCTATTTCTAACTCTTCATTAGACAGCTGCTTAATGTCATTGTTATAATTCATATTAGTATTAATGTTTACATTTTCAATTTTGTCAACATAACCATTTTTGTTCTTTAAATAAAATATACGTAAGGCTGGACTGTCTTTCGTAAAATTAAGTACATAGTCTTCCAAACCTCTATTAATTTGGTTTATTGTGTGTGAGAATTGTTCTTCGTGTAATTCCATATAATCATAATAAGTTTTTCTGCCTATATTAGAAAATAAACTAAAACCAGCAATATTTGCAAACTTGTTATTCTCTGTACAAAATATAATGTATTCGTCGAATTTCTTTTTTAATTCCTCTGGTGTTAGTCTATTTGTATTATTCCCCATGAATAAAACCTCCTAACTTTATTAATCATTTAATATATGTAAGTATTGAAACAATAATATATAACCATTAAAAACAGTTTTGAAACAATAACATAGAATGTATTATTTTAACCATAACCATTTTAAGCAGCATAATATTCAATCAATACCATAGTACCTATTTTATTAAACTATTTCACTATGAGCTTATAAGAGCTTCATAAATTACAACAATATAGTTTTGAGCATAAAAAAAAGACTTATTTCTAAGTCTTAATTAATTATTCATTTTTATTTTAACCTCCATATAAAACCATTTTTATAGCTCCTATGAAATACTTTTATATATTCATTTGTATATACTATTCTCATGCTGTCACTCATAATTATAGTTTGTACAATTTTACTTAATAAGTCTTCATGTAATATTTTTGTTGTTTCCATTAGAAGTCACCAGAAAAACATTCTACTTCCTTATAACCTATGCTAGTAAAATAGTTCCTATATGAGTTAGTAGTGCATGTAGTAGTTCTAGTTCCATAGGTATTATCAATAATAAATTCTGTCCCTCTAGTCTTACAAATACATGTCCAGTATAAAAAATAGTTTCTACCTTCTGAAGTTATTTCTAACCTATGGTTACTGACTTTTTTGTCATTGTTAGCATTGACTAATTGTTCAATACATTTCCTCATTTGTTCAACAGCTCCCTTTAATTTAATATATTACTTTATACTCTTATTATACGTATTCAATACGTACAATTCAATAGTAATATATGGTAATAATTAAAGCAGCTTCATATATAACAATAAAAAAGAAGCTTTTTCAAGCTTCTATTAACATAGGGTATTCATGTTTTTTTAATTCGTCAAGTCTCTTTATTTCTTCATAAATTGCAGTTTGTTCTAATTGACTATTTTTATAAATCATTTGTACATTGTGGAAACTAATTCTTTCAATCTTAATTTTTTTATTTTTACTATGAACATAAATCTGGTCAAGCCAATAATTACAGTCAACATTTCCTTCTACAAAACGAAACTCTTTATGTCCTTTAAAGTATACATCTAATGACATTGTGTCATTAAGCAACATGTCCAGCTCTAAGTCATTAAGCTCTAAGTCACTTATAACAAATTTTGAATAACTACTATTGAAAGTAGTTTTAAAATCTTTTTTAATTTCAATTTTTACTTCACTTCTAAAGTTATTGGTATAACCATTAATTATTAAAGTTCCTGTATTCTCAACATTGTCAAAATTGAAAAATAATATTATTCTGTCAGCATGGAACTTTTTAAGTTCCTTTAAAACTTCCTGTTTAATACTTTTATTGTAGGTTAAATTCATTAGTAAAACCTTCTTTCAATATATTACTTTATAATATTATTATACGTATTCAATACGCTTATTACAATAGTAATATATACCATTAAATTTCTTTACCTTCTATATATAGTAAAAAAAATTAATTAAGCAGCTGCTTATATTATTTTATAAAGTTTGGAACTAATAATATAATATTGAATTATTCCTTTTTATTCTCTGGAATATTATTTTATTGTTTTGAGTTATTATTCAAGCTCTGGAATATTCCTTTTTATTTTTTACAGCAACTTTTTAATAATTGTTTAGCCTTATAAAAATTACTGTTTAGCCTTACCTTTTAGCCTTACGTTTTGTTTAGCCTTACGTTTAGCCTTACCAACAGCAACTTTATATATAAAAAAAGAAGCTATTAATTAGCTTCCTTTAGCTTATATATAATTAATTTCTGGTAACAAGTCCTTTATTGCTGTAATAGCAGTCCCCAAAACTATTGTCTCTTCCTATAGCTTCATAGTCTAAATAGCCTTTCAAACTCTCTGGAATTTCACCTATTAAACCTTCGTCTACTAAATAATAGCCATAGTCTTCATGACTGTTAACGTCTGTCATTAAGTTAAAGTCTTCTACTTCGTCAATAGCCTGTCTTAATGCTGTAGTTCCTGTACTAAAAAACCCCCATTCAACAATAGCTGCTACTGTTTCCTGTTCATATTTTTGTAAGCTGCAATAAAGTGTTTCAAGTTCTGAAAGTTCTGTAATACTGTCATACTCACCTATTTCTAATTCTGGTATGTCTGTTTCATAGTCATGTATTGCATATTCTTCATATTCTGCATTTATTCCAACTTGTTCTGCTAAGAATACTTCTAGTTCTTCCTCTGTTACTGGTAAAGTTAACCATTCGCCTTTTAATTCACCTTCATTATACTTGCCTAAATTGGCAATATACAAATTAATCATTTGTTACCCCTTTCAAACATTATTTACTATAACCTTATTATACGTATTTAATACGGACAATTCAATAGTAAATAATACCAGTTTTAAGGAGTCCCTTCTATATACATAAAAAAAGAAGCTGTTAAGCTTCTTAATGGTTAAACTTCTTTTTTAGTTAAACTTTTTTTAATTTGTCTGTGTTCATATAATGCTTCCAATAAACCTGTAGCAGCATCTAATTCAATTATTAGCCTTATATATTCGCTTCTGCTTTGTAGTCCTAATTTTGCTATTTGCTGGTCAAGTTTAGCTATTAGTTCTTCTGAAATTGGCTTAATGTCAATTCTTGCCATAATATTTATTACCCCTTTCAATGCTTTATACATTCTATAATACGTCAATAAAACGTATAATACAAATGTAAATTATACCAGTAAATAATTGTTTAGCCTTGCAAATAGTAAATAAATTAATTTTTTAACTAATTACATAATACACCCTTGAATATTGCTTTTACAGCCAATAAACGGACAATAAACGGACAATTATATATTTTCTATTAATTGTATTCGTTCCATGTCTCTTGCTTCTTGGTTTACACCCTTTGTGTTTTGTAGTATAGCCTTAAAAGTCACAGACTTATTCCTAAGTGAATGAATAGCTAAAATGTCTACAATAGTATAGTTTCCCCTACTCTTAGGTGGGTTAAAGTTTGAACCGTAAGTCATTTTAACTTTGTCACCTAATTCAAACGGACAAGTTGCATTGAATGTTGCATATTGCATATTCTCACCTTCCTTTAAAAATTTCTCTCCAGTCTTTCTGGTATTTTTGCCTGTTTAGCCTTACCACCTATGAAGTCTATGTCTATAACTTGTCCAGCTTCTAAGTTGTCATAGTTTAGCCTTATATATTTATGAGCTTCAAACATTTCCTTCCAATGTTGTTTGTATGGGTCAGTAGTGGCATAACCTTCTCCACCGTCTATATGTTGTACAATTATATATTTTTTACAGTCAATATTACAATTGCCAAAACCACTTCTACCTAGTAAATACCTTTCAGCTTCATTGCTAGCCGAAACTTGTGTAGCCAAAACAACCATTAGAGTACCTTCTGCACGAATTTCAAAAATTTTAGAGTCCATATTGACCTCCTAAATTATTCTAATTGTTTCAGTATTGTTTTCAACAGAATTTCTCATATAGTCCTTTTTACTAATAGGGTAAATTAAACTTGGGTTAATATTATATTTATGTGCAACAAATTTTAGCATTAAACATTGTTCTTCCAAATAGTCTATTGGCATAATGTCATAGCTATTTATAACTTTTAAATATGTGTCTGTTACTCTTATTCCAGAGTCTTCTTCACTTGTTTTTATTACAGCTTTCTTGTCCAGTAGGTAACAAAAACTTAAATTCATACTATAACCTTCCTTAGTTCGCAATTTTTTTTAAATATTTTTGCTTTATACGTTCTAAAATATTACCTTGTAACCGTTTGCGTTTTGCCTTATAAAGTTGCTGTTGAAGTTTAATAACACATTTATTTTCTTGGTAATATACCCTTTGTTTTAGTTTACGTTCTTCTTCTGTTTGTATTACTTTATTCATAAAAACCCTTCTTCCACGTATAGTTTAATTAAATTTTTACGAGCCAATGGGTTTAATTCTGTCCAGTTTTTGCCATGGTCTGACAAAGCTTTTACAACTCTGTTTTTGTCGTACATAAACAACCAAATTATATTCATTTGTTCATCACTAACAGAATTTTCTTTTAAGAATTGTCTAACCTCATTATAATCAGACATATAAAATTCCTCCTTTCAACTATTCTCTGGTAGTTCTCTAATAGAAAATTTCACTTCATAATTCTTGTCTTGGTAAATTATGGTCATTATGTCCAATATTCTTTTAGACATTTCTGCACCATTTATAAACTTTTTATTATATTTATGGTTAAAGTCTTCTTCTTCTACTTCTTCAACCATATTAACAACTTTCATATTATTAACGTATTCACTTCTTGCAGCTACTTGTGCTTCCTGTTTTAGTAATGCTTGACTTAGAATAAGTCGTTTTTCTTCCTTGGTTTTTATGTGTTCTTCTTCTTTTACAGGTTCTTCTTTTACAGGTTCTGCTGTTTCAACTTCTTTATGTGACTTCCTAGTTGAATAGTCTTTTTTTTCTACTCCAAACTTTTTATAAAAACCATATAAAGAACCACATGAAATACCCCAATATTCCTGTAATTTTCTATTAACATGAAACCCTTTAGCTGCTGTCAAAATAGAATGTGCTGCTTCATAATCTTTTTCAACTATTTCTGTAATTTTTGGTAAATTGTTTATGTCGCTATATATGTTACTCACAGTTATTACACTTCCTTCTATGTATTTTTTATATGCCTGTTTGTCATTATATTTTAAGAGTTCATTTGGCATATGTAGTGAACCTTTAATCCCTCTTGTACCTTTCCTTCCAGAATTATGCCAACTACCACTTGTCTGCTTTTTCTTGTCCCTAATTTCTTCATAGAAAATTCTTTCACAGTCGTTGTCACCCCACATTGTTTTCACCTCCGTATGCTGGTAGCATAATTAATAAGTACAGGTTATTTATTATAATAATTCTCTGTAATTCCCATATTAACATAAATACTGCAAAAAGTATGCATAATTCATAAATTAAAATAAATATTGTATAGAATAGTATAAAATACGTTGAAAATACGTTCTACTGGTAATATATGTATTGTGTATATTATATATACGCTTTTAGCTGTATAAACGTATAAAACCAGTATATTGTTATTATTTCCCAAATACTATTATAGACATTTTATTTAAAGATTCTTTCTTAACCCTTCTAGCAGTCCTTTCAGACACGTTTATTGTATGTATGAATTGAAAATAGCATTGGTTGTCTACACATCTTTTAACTATAACTGTTCTCTCTGTCTCATTTAAACATGCTAATGCAGCATCAACAGCTGTTATAATATTTCTCATAGCTTTAATTTTTGCGTTTATTTCTTGCTTATCTATTAAAATAACAGAATTTTCCACTATGCTTGTTAATTTGTTAGTTTTGCTGGTCATTACTTTGTCATAACTTAAACCAAAACCAGACTCTATAATGTCCAAAATACTTTCTTCCAAGTAAGCTATTGAAGCTTTAATGTATTTGTATTCCTTCAACCATTCAATAATAATTTTTTCTTTTTCATACCTGTTCATTTTTCTTAACCTTCTTCTTAGCTAACCTTTCTTTTGCTACTGTGTCATAACTTCGCCAATTACCACCATTCCAGACTAACCATAACAATTCATAAATAAAAAATTTGTAACAAAACAACTTACGTTTTAATTTTGCTTCTTGCGTTGCCATACCTTTAATGTCAATTATAGTTTCAGAACCGTCAAGGTTATAAACCCTAAAGTCAGCTTTATAAATTATTGCTCTGACATTTTTTCCTGTAGCAAGTGTAAACTTTGGCTGTAACATAAAAACTGGTTGTAATTCAAAGTTAACAATTTTTCCAGCAGCTTTGTCCACCTTTAACTTTTCATAATATTTAGCTTCAACTTTTGAAGCAAATGTATAACCGTCTATATTCATTTTTTCATTCTTATACTTATTCATAGTAAAACCCCCTATATACTCCATAGAATATCAAAATAAAAACGGAAGGAATATAAATACACCTGTAATTATTCTTCCTTCCTCTAGCCTTGACAAACAGTCACTATAATTAAGTTACTTTCTATTCTGTACTAACTGTTCTCTCATTCTTTGTTTTTCAGCTTCTGAATATATTTTTACTTTGGTTGGGTTACGAAAACCAAGAAGAGAATAAGGTAATTTATATTCTGCTGAAATAGTCCTATTGTCTGAAATTATTATTTTATATGGTTCAATACCTTTATTCTTTAATTTAGTCATAACTCTGCTTTGTCTTGTAAATATATTCCATTCATTTTCAATTTCGTCTGTTGTAATAACTGTTTCCTGTTCAGCTTTTTCATAATAAAAACCATTTTCCATATGTTGAATTTCACATTTCATTTTTATTACCCCTTTCTTATTTCGCAATATTAATCAATTTCATCACCATTATTCCCTTTATGTTTAGTCTTTTGAATACGAACTAATGTCTTGTCTAGTAATGCTCCAAATTCAATTTCTTCTCTTCTCAATTAAATTTCCTCCTTAAATTTTGATGTACAATATATTCAAAATGCGTAATAATTAATCAGAATGGTATATCACCTTTAACTCTAGTCATACCTTTGTGTTCTTCTACACTTTCTGCTTTCTTTTCTGTGAAAGTAAAGTCTTGGACTACAACGTCTGTCGTGT